GATTTTAACTGATGCATCAACAACTGCACAGATCAGAAAACATTATGGTGCAACTACAGCAGTATCACTTGGATCTACAATAACTAGTCCAGAACTAGGAATTATTTCAATCTCCTTAACTGGTTCGCAATCTGTTAGTTTAAAACCTGGCAGATATGTTTTTGATGTGAAGATTACAAATGCTGGCAGAGAATATAAAGCTGTAGAGGGCGCAGCACTAGTCCGAGGGGGAGTCACCAGGTAATGCCTAATATTAACGATAGAATTGGTTCTCAGAATGTAATCCGTGTACTATCCAATGCTTCTGCACCACCAACAAGATTAGTTAATTTAACTGACGTAGATTCTACTCTAAAAACTAGAGATGGAATGATCCTGGTATGGGATCTTGCTACAGAATCTTTCTACATGACGGATACAATTGATTCGTCATCATTAAATATTGCAGGTATTGTAACTTTTTCAAATACCACCAACTCTACGGCACCCGCAAATGGTGCATTGGTTATTAGTGGTGGTATTGGAGTCGCAAAACAAGTAAATATTGGTGGTGGAATTTCTGTTGCGGGTATTGCAACATTTGCTTCTAATTTAGATATTAATGCCGCAGTTGATATTCTAAATCAAACAACAGTAAATTCTACGTTCAAGTCTGTTGGTGTTACCACTTTAGCATCTGCTGGTGGAATTACAACTACTGGGGGAGATCTCTACGTTGGTGGTGATTTATATGTCAATGATGATCTTGTACTTGATGAAATAACTGCAAGAAATTTAGATTTAAGTGGAGATCTTGATGTTGATGGCCAGACTAACTTAGACCATGTAAACATTGTCGGTGTTTCTACATTCACTGGCCCCATCGATCTTAATGGTAATCTAGATGTATCTGGAGCATCAACCTTTACTGGTAATATTGATGCCAACGGCAATCTAGATGTAGATGGTCATACAGAGTTAGATAACCTTAATGTATCTGGTGTATCTACATTTGGATCCAATTTAGATGTAAATGCAGATATTATTCTTGGTGATGGAGATGCTATAAGACTAGGTAATGCCGCACAGGGAGATCTTCAGATTTTCCATGATGGGGTTCATAGTTATATCTTTGATGACGGAGACGGCAATCTCAGGTTAAAATCTAATAATATCATCGAACTTCTGTCGGATACTGACGAAGTTATGGCAAGACTCACCAAAGATGGTGGAGTCGAACTTTTCTTCAATGATTCCAAAAAGTTTGAAACTGTTGGTGCTGGTATTACAGTAACTGGAACAATAGATACTGATCAGATAATTGTTTCTGGGATATCAACATTCACTGGAGCAATAGATGCAAATTCCAGTTTGCATGTTCAAGGAATCTCTACATTTATTGGCAATGCATCATTTGCAAATAATGTTTCTATTGCAGGAACACTTACATATGAAGATGTAACAAACGTTGATGCTATTGGATTGATCACTGCTAGAAGTGGTCTTGAGGCAGGTTTCCCTGGTGCTGCATCTACATTAACTGCTAGTGGTGACTTAACACTCTCTAGAGATTTGCATGTTGCAGGATTATCGACATTTGTTGGTATTGCAACATTTTCAAATGATGTATTTGTTGCAGGAACACTAACTGCAGGACTCATTGATGGAGGTATTTACTAATGGCAAAACCAACTACCAGAGAAGAACTTAAAGATTATTGTCTTAGGCAACTTGGTGCTCCAGTTTTAGAAATAAACGTTGCTGATGAACAAGTTGAGGATTTACTTGACGATACACTTCAATATTTTAATGAGAGACATTTTGATGGTGTAGAAAAAACATATTTAAAATATAAGATTTCTCAAGATGATATCAATCGTGGAAGAGGTTCTCAATCAGGTTCTGTTGGTGTAACGACAACTGGTGTTGGTATTGTTACTACAACAGGGACCTCAACCAATATTACTGGATTTGGAACAGTTACTTCTAGCTTTTATGAAACTTCAAACTTCATTCAAGTTCCAGATTCTGTAATTGGTATTGAGAAAATATTTAAGTTTGATACTAGTTCTATTTCCGGTGGAATGTTTAGTATTAAATATCAACTATTTTTGAATGACTTATATTTCTTTAACTCTGTAGATTTATTGACATATTCAATGACCAAATCTTATTTGGAAGATATTGATATGTTACTGACAACAGATAAGCAGATTAGATTTAATCAAAGACAAAATAGATTATATCTTGATATTGATTGGGGAGCACAAGAAGCAAATACATTTCTTGTTATAGAATGCTACAGGGCAATGGATCCCGCAAACTTCTCAAAAGTATACAATGATAGTTTTGTTAAAAAATATTTGACTGCTTCAATCAAAAAACAATGGGGGCAAAACTTAATCAAATTCCAAGGAGTAAAACTTCCCGGTGGTGTTGAACTAAATGGTAGAGCTATATATGAAGATGGGCAGAGAGAGTTGGATGAGATAAGACAGAGAATGTCATCTGACTATGAACTGCCACCTATGGACATGATTGGGTAATAAGTATGCCACTAAATCCATTTTTTCTTCAAGGATCCTCAAATGAACAATTTCTTGTTCAGGATATTATTAATGAGCAGTTAAAAATTTATGGAGTGGATGTTTATTATCTACCAAGAAAGATCTTTAAAACTGATGATATTATAAGAGAGATACAATCATCAAAGTTTGATGATGTTTTTATGCTTGAAGCATATATCAATAATTATGATGGATATGCTCCTGATAGTGACATTATGACCAAGTTTGGTCTTAGATTGAAAAATGAAATAAGTTTGACTATATCTAGAGAAAGATATGAAGAATTTATTGCACCATTCTTGGAAGGTATTTCTTCTGGAATTAGAGAGGGTAGAATTACTGAGTATGATTTTGCTGATTTGATCACTAGACCAAAAGAAGGTGATTTGATTTATTTTCCTCTTGGAGAAAGATTATTTGAAATTAAAAGAGTTGAGCATGAAAAACCATTTTATCAATTAGGCACAAATTATGTTTATGAATTGAGTTGTGAACTCTATGAATGGGAGAATGAACTTATTGATACTAATATTGAAGAGGTTGATAATACTGTAGAGGATGAAGGATATATCACATCTCTTACGGTCGTTGGAACTGCAAGAACTGCAACAGCAACGGCAGGTATTTCATCAGGTGCAGTTAGTGAAATATTCTTGAACAACGATGGTTCTGGATATCAAACATCTCCAACTGTAACTTTTTCCAATCCACCAAATATTGGTGGTGGAAACTTTCCGGCAACTGCAGTTGCTATAACAACAAGTGTCGGAAATGTTCAATCTATATTAAGATTAGAACTCACGAATGGTGGTAAAGGATATATAACTCCACCAACCATTACATTTTCTGGAGGTGGAGGAACAGGAGCAGCTGCTACTTGTTCAATTGGTGGAACTCAGTTTAGTGTAGGTGCTATTAATATTGTTGATAGGGGAACAGGATATGCATCTGCACCTGTGATAACGATTAGTGGACCTGGAACTGGAGTAACTGCAACCGCAATTGCAAGAATTAATGCAAATACTGAAATTGATTCAATCAGAATTCTCAATCCAGGAATAGGATATACCGAAGCACCAACAGTTTCTATTGCAGGATTCTCTACGATTGGTGTTGGGACATATGTTTACAATGAGATTGTTACTGGAGAGACTTCTGGAACTACGGCAAGAGTTAGAGACTTTAGAACTACAGTATCTCCATTTCCGGGAATTCCTCCTGTTACTAACGTCAGAGTAGCACTAAATACAGGTAAGTTTAGTATAGGTGAAGTAATCGTCGGATCAATTTCCTCCGCTAGATATGTTGTTTCGCAATATGATGATGAGAGTTATGACAACCCATATGATGTTAATGAAGAAATCGAAACAGAAGCAGACGGCATACTAGATTTTACTGAATCAAATCCATTTGGAACTTACTAATGTTAGGAACTTATTTTTATCACGAAATTATAAGAAAGACTATTATTTCTTTTGGAACATTATTCAATAATGTTTCAATTCGTCACACTAAGAGTGATGGTAGTATAATAGATGAAACAAAAGTTGGTCTTTCTTATGGACCAATGCAAAAGTTTTTGACAAAGATTCAAGAGCAAGAGCAGTTATCAAAATCAATTGCAATCACTCTTCCAAGAATGTCATTTGAGATGACTAGGATTCAATATGATCCGACTAGAAAAACTGGAGTAACTCAAACGTTTAAGGCAAACGATACTACTGATAACAAAACTAAAAAAGTATTCATGCCAGTTCCTTACAATATTGAGTTCGAACTTAATATTTTTAGTAAGTTAAATGACGATGCACTTCAGATCATTGAGCAAATACTTCCATTCTTCCAACCATCATTTAATTTGACAGTTGATTTAGTTGAGTCTATTGGAGAAAAAAGAGATATACCTATTATACTTGATAGTATAGATTTCCAAGATGATTATGAGGGTTCATTCCAAACAAGAAGAGCACTAATTTATACTTTAAGATTTACTGCAAAGACATACCTGTTTGGACCAATTGCAGAATCTTCCGATGGTCTCATCCGTAAGGTTCAGGCAGATCTTTATAGTGATACAAATACTCAAACTGCAAGACGTGAAATGAGATATACTGTTGTTCCAGATCCAATCAGTGCAGAACCAGGTGATGATTTTGGATTTACAGAAAACTGGTCTTTCTTACCAGATTCTAAAGAGTATAGTCCAACTAGACAAGAGGATATTTGATTGTTATGAGTAATAATTATGATTCCATCGATGAAGCACTCAATACAACGAGTGAGATTGTTGAGGTAGAACCTGCTAAGAAAAAACCAGAAATTGTAAAATCCAAAGAAGTTGATATTGAAAAGGACTATGAATATAGTCGTGCTAACCTCTATTCCCTCATAGAGAAGGGTCAGGAGGCAATCAACGGTATTATGGAGGTTGCAGGTGAAGGAGGCAGTCCAAGGGCATATGAGGTTGCTGGACAGTTGATTAAGAGTGTTGCAGATACTACTGATAAATTGATTGATCTTCAGAAGAAACTTAAAGATGTCGAAGATGAGTCTAAAAAGACCACAAACAATGTTACTAATAATGCTGTTTTCGTAGGTTCTACTTCAGAACTTCAGAAAATGCTAAAGCAAGGTTTTCTAAATAATAAAGAGTAACTTACTTTTTTATTAATGAAAAAGTGTAAGCAGGGATACTATTACTGTTATACTGATGAGAAGTGCAAGCCCATTCCTCAGGGTTTGAAGATGACCGCCAGATTTTCTGGTGGAGGGAAAGAACCCGAAGAAACTGGAATAGACGCACCGACAAATGGAAATAACCAGAATGGCAATGGAAATGGGAATGGGTACTCTAATGGGGGTTCTAATGGCGGAGGCGTCAGTGAAGGCACCTTACACAAGTGGTTCAAAGGATCCAAATCTAAAGATGGCAAAGGAGGGTGGGTCAATGTCGTCACAGGTGGAACCTGTGCAAGTGATGAACCAGGAGAAGGAACACCAAAATGTGTCTCTTCAGCAAAAAGAGCAAGTATGAGTAAGTCAGAAAGACTTTCTGCTGCTAGAAGAAAGAAAAAGGCAGATCCAGGACAACAACAAAAATCTGGTGCTGCAAAACCAACTTACGTTGCTACTGACAAAAAGAAAATGAAAAAAGAAGAAGTAGAAATTATCGAAGGAAAGGATAAAAAGGGTAAAGGTAGTGGTACAAAAGATGCTTGCTACCATAAGGTCAAGTCACGTTATTCTGTATGGCCTTCTGCTTACGCTTCTGGTGCTTTAGTCAAGTGTCGTAAAGTTGGTGCTGCTAACTGGGGAAATAAGTCAGAGTCTTATGAATTATCAAACTGGAGATATGACTTCAAGGCAACTGAATATGAATTCGTTGATCTTATCAAACCAGAACCAATTAAAGGTGGTCAAGAGCAGATTGATGAAGGACAGAAGTGCTGGAAGGGATATGAAAAGAAGGGCACCAAAAAGATGTTTGGTAAGACTTATAACAACTGTGTGAAGAAAGAAGAAGTTGAAGAAATTGGTGAGGGTAAGTATTCTAGTTCAGTCAGAGCCACTTATGGTGGAAAGACAGAAACTTTCCCTAAAGAAATTTATAAGAAAAAAGCAAAGAAAGTAGAAGTAAAAGAAGGTGATGAGGCAAAGCACACACCAACAAAATCAGATTTAGAATCAAAAATTGGTGGAGGTAACCTCAAGAAACTTTCAAAAAAAGCATCAACAAGAATTGATTATGATGTCGATGGTGATGTAGATCCTAATGACAAAGTTGAAAAGAAAACTGGAGAATATGGAGAACAACTTCCAACTCCATTTGGTAAGTTTAGAACTGGAGATTCTAAAAAAGTAAAAGTTAAAAAAGAAGAGTTTTCTGATTGGAGAGCAGAACTTGATGAGGATTGGCAAAAGGTCAATAAATCCGATAAGACTGATGGTATGAGTCCTGCAGCAGTTAAGGCATATCGTCGTGAGAATCCTGGTTCTAAGTTGAAGACTGCCGTAACTGGTGATCCAAAACCAGGAAGTAAAGATGCCAAACGCAGAAAGTCTTTCTGTGCAAGATCTAAGGGTCAACAAGATATGCATAACATTGATTGCTCTAAGACCCCAGACAAACCCGTTTGCAAAGCTCGTCGTCGTTGGAAATGCTAATGAACAACAACTTATCCGAAAATATTAATATTTCAGGTGATTTTAACGGAACACTCAACTTAGGTTCAATTCCATATCAATTCGAACCAGTAAAAGAAAAATTTATGGCAGATGTGATTTGGGAGGGAAAACTTTATCGCATGGAGTTTTCTGCAGAGTCAAGAAATCTTCCATCAAGAGAAAATTTAACTTCCGATATTCAAGAAGAATATCCTGGAGCAATGGTTCATAACATATATCCCTCAGGATATACTTCTAATAGGACTTATCAAGTTACGGGAATGAAAAGATATCAACCAGAAAGATTAAGTTGGAGTGACTAATGGCACAGTGGAATAAGAATACACAAGATTATCTAAATCAGGAGAGAACACTTCATGAAGTTTTCATGTGTGCCGATAGATACGGCAATATTGGTAATTGTGGCGTATCTACTGGTTCTGGTAGTGGTGGTTATGATGCTTTTGGAAGATCAAGAACATCAGAACCATTTACTCTTGCAGATTATTCTCACCAGTATGGATTGAATGAAGAAATCCTCACTAAAAAAGTTGGAACTGCATCTACAGTAGAATACCTTAGAAATAAAGCAGCAGCATCACTTGTAGTTGGAATTGGTTCCACCGATTATGTGATACATCAATCAAGAATGTATCATCATTACATGCCAGGCAAATCTCAGTTTGCTCTTTCTAGTTTTAACTTCAATGATGTTAGAGAAAATACCGTAAAGAGAACGGGATACTTTGATGATAGAAATGGCGTTTTTGTTCAACAAGAAGGTGATGGAACAGTTTCTCTTGTGAGGAGGGATTATGTTTCTGGTATCGCTTCCGATACAGTTGTAAATCAGTCCGATTGGAGTTTAGACTCCATGAATGGTATTGGTATTTCCAACATCAGTTTAGATTTTACTAAAACACAACTTTTTGCAACAGACTTTCAGTGGTTAGGTGTTGGTAGAATTCGTTGTGGATTTGTTATTGGTGGTCAACTTATCTATTGCCATGAGTTTAACCATTCAAATATTGAAGAACATGTCTATTGGAGTCAACCATCACTTCCAATTAGATGTGAAGTAAGAAATACTGATACTGCTGTTGGTGTCACATCAATGCAGCAGATTTGTTCTACTGTATTGAGTGAAGGTGGATATGAAGAAAGTGGATTTGAGTTTTCTCACGGAGTATCATCTGCAATTTCTCTTCCTGGTTCTAATAGTGCTCCAAATCATATCAAGTGTGTAATGGCAATTCGTGCTAAACCAACTGTAAATGGATATCCAAACAGAACAACAATTCGTATTTCAGATTTAGAACTTCTTTCTACTTCTGCACCTTGTAAGTTTGATGTTTATAGAATGCCAGACAGTTCAAATATCACAGGAGGAACTTGGGTAGATTTTGATGATGATTATTCTGGTGTTCAATATAATGTTGGAGTTGGTACTAACTTTAATCTAACAAATGCATACTCTAAAACAACTGGATATGTAACAGGAAATAATCCATCAGGTAAACAAGCATCTGGTAATATTAATCTCAGTCCTTCATCTGCAAAGAAATCATATCTTGCTCAAAATATAGATAGTGATGATAGTAATATTTTTGCAGTGGTTGTTCAGAACTTAACCACGAATACCACAAACGAAATTTATGTTGCTATGCAATGGAGAGAAACTCGATAGGTGATTTTTTATGAGTGAAGTTTATCTTGGTAATCCTAATCTAAAAAAAGCAAATACACCAATTCAATTCACTGAGGAACAAGTTATTGAGTTCCTCAAGTGTAAAGAAGATCCGGTGTATTTTGCTAATAACTATATTAAGATTGTTTCTCTTGATGAGGGTCTGACACAGTTTCACCCATATAATTTTCAAGAGAAACTAATTCACAATTTTCATAATAACAGATTTAATATCTGTAAGATGCCACGACAAACTGGTAAATCCACTACAGTCGTATCATACCTTTTGCATTATGCTGTATTCAATGACAGTGTAAACATTGGCATTCTGGCAAACAAAGCAGCAACTGCTAGAGAACTTCTCAGTAGGTTACAAACTGCTTACGAAAACTTACCAAAATGGATGCAGCAGGGTATCATATCATGGAACAAAGGATCAATGGAGTTGGAAAATGGCAGTAAGATACTGGCAGCTAGTACGTCTGCAAGTGCTGTCCGAGGTATGTCGTTCAACATCCTCTTTCTCGACGAGTTCGCGTTCGTTCCAAATCACGTTGCTGACTCGTTCTTTGCATCTGTTTATC